ACTTGTGTGGCGGCATATAAATCTTTAAACGAATCTGATTGAAGAATAACATTTCTACCCAATATTCTGGAAACATCAAGTTGTATTTCCGCAGTTGTTTTTAAATCTCCACCTAACGCTTCGACACCCTTTACCGCATCGGTTATAGTAGTTTTTATTTCTCTAGATAATTCTCTACCTTGTCCAAAACTTTTGTTTATACTAGAACTTAACGCATCTAGTTCACTTGTTATTTTAAAAACTCCAAGAGGTAAATTTGAAAGTACCGCGTCTTTTATAGCTTTAAATTCATTTAAAACACTAGATATATCGTTGTCGGCCATTTGTTATAAATACAATAAACTTAAAAACTTATCCTTCTCTCTCGGATATGATTTTGTTCACAAAGTATTCTCTCATATAAGTTGGCATAATTAAAAAATCTTGAAAAGAGATGTAGTTAAATCTACTTAGAAGATAAAACTCATCAGACAAATATTGTTTGTGATTAGAAGAAAGGCCGAAAAAACTCAACCCCAAATGTAATATTTGCTATTACTTCTTCTCCTGATGGGGCGATAACTGATTTTGATAAATCCAACGATGGGATATTTTCGTTTATAAAACTCCTAATGAATTTAGAATCTGCGATTGGTAATGAAACAACATAGGTTGAGATGTACCCTTTATCTGTATTTCCATTAACTTCTTGTATTTGTTTTTCCAATCTCCAAGTAACTCTAGGAATATCCCTTCCTTTTGGATATGAATTTTCTCTATTTTCAAGTTCTATTAGTTCACCAAAGGTAAGTGGTTTTACTTTTATAATATCCCCACTTTTAGGTAATGTTGTTTGAAAACATCCATCTGTATCGGGTTCCATTTTACCTGGTTTTATATTTAATTCATCCAATAAAATAGAAGTTTCAAATCTTTGATTGGTTTTTGGGTCAATTAAAGAAAGTTTATATTCAGGACCAAAAGAAGTGTTTCTTAAAAACAAAAGTACAGCCTCAACATCAGAATCCATCATTTCTTCAGGTTTCAAATCGTGTTCGTAAATTTTATTTCGAAGAAGACTCAAAATGAAAGATTGGGTGTTATTATTCAACAAAGCGTTTGATAATATATTTTCATCATTGGCGGTTAAATAGCCAACTTTAATTGATTTTTTCTTACTTTTATAAAAAACTCCACCTGTTGGTAGTTGTACCATATCGTGTGGTAGATTAAAGTTGGTTGTTGCTGCGTTGTATAAATCTTGATTCATATAAAATTGGGTTTTATATTCCCATTACGTTTAAATATAAATTAAATATTTTTTTAATCAATAAAAAATCCCGTACAAATTAATATACGGGATTAGTATAAAAATATAATAATATTAATTAGTAAATCAATATACAGCGGTCCATTCTAAGAGTTGCTTGAATTGTTGCCAATTTGTCGTCTGAATAACCGAGTGATTGGAAATCAACCTTAGTTAGGAAACACCCTTCTAAAATCCATTTTTCGACAACGACACCTGTTGGGTCTAACATCTCTAAATCGACGTTTTTCTTGTAACCCGCAGCGTATCCCATACGACCTGTCACTGATTCGGCACATAATCTCACCCATTCCATAAGAGCTTGAGCTGCTGATGGACCGATTGGGTCTCTGAATGTAACACCTATTGAATCCCACGTAAATCTTCCTGCCACATAGGTTGAAGTATTAAGAAAGGGAATTTCGGTTTCCTTTATATTGATTGAAGGTCTTTTTGCACTTTCCACAAACCATTCGTTGATACCCAAAGTAGACGGGAATCTCATAATGAACCTATTGGCTCTTTTTGGTTCGTAAGGTATGGGCATTTTCATTAATAAATCTGCCATTGTTTTATAGTTTTTTTAGTTTATCTTGTTTTTTATATTTTATAAATATACTGGTTTGAAAAATTTTCTATTTACTTTAATTTTTTTTTAAATATTAATTAATATAGCTTCTTCTTTCCCCCAGCAGTTAAATAAGTTTTTAATATATTTCCTGGTTCTTTTTCGAAATAACTTTTCATCTTTTCTACATTTCTAACATCATCATCAGAAAAACCTAAAGTAGGTATAAAATTATTAGATACTTTATTTTTTAGGTAAGCACTTTTATGAAGGTGTTTAGCCATATCTTTAATGTATGTGATAAATTCTTTCATTGCAGAAATTTTACCTTCTTCAGGATTTATAGCCCCCACTTTGGATTCCCCATATGTCACAGGATAAAATTTACACATATTTAAGTATTCCTCTATCATATCCTCATCTGAACCTTCCTTTTCATCGGTGAGTTCTCTGTATTTTTTAAGGTTTTTAACTAATTCGTCTTTATTGAGACCATTCTTATTATTCATTACAAGACCATATACTGCGTCTTTTAAAACACTTGGTGTATGACCCCGAGCTGTTATGATTGAGAATATTGAACCACCATTAACCGCCTCTACAAAGTCGTCCCATGCTGGTCCTGTTTCCGCTTTCAGTGAATCGGGTATGAACTTTGAATCTCCTTTTGTTGTGAAATTTCTAAAAGCGTCTTGTGCTAATCCTACTATAGTCTTCCCTTTGTATTCGAAAGGTTCTTTACCTAACTTAACTCGGTATTCTGCAAAATCTTCCGTTGACATACCAATTTCGTCACCCTTCTCATCTTGAACAACAATTTCAGTTGGCATTCTCATAATATTATCATCCCAATCAAATGCATAATACTTCATATCAGGGGTCCCAATATTAGAAAAACCTTCGTATAAAGATTTAACTTTCGATAATTGTTCTTCGGTTAATATAATTTTCATATTAATAAATATCTTAAAAATAAAAAAGGGGGTATTACCCCCCTTTCTTTTTTTATTTTTTGTGAGATTATATATTTTCGAACGAAGCCCCTGTTGGAGTGATATAGAACGTAATGTCTATGAACTCTAAAGACCTTGTTGGTTTAATATAAATCTTACCTGTCATTTGATTTCTGTCTAAGTCAGCTGTGTCTGAAGAAACCGTTACTCTGAAGTCATACAAACCTCTATCTCTTCTGATTGCGTCTAATATTGGATTAACCGCATCTAAGAAATCTTGTCTAACTTTAGCGTCGTTCTGTTCAAACAACAATCTTACAGAAACTGCAGATATTAATTTACGAGCTTGAAGAAGAAGTCGTCTAACATTGATTCTGTCAAGAGCACTTTCTCTAATTTGAAGGGTTTTGTTACCCCAAATTACCGTACCAACATCTGAGAAGGTTGCAATTGGGTTAATTCTTCCTTTATAAAGAGTATCTCTATCTTCTTGAGTTAACTTCTTTCTAGCTTTTATTGAGTTTACAATACCACGAGTATAACCCGCCGCTGCGAACCAAGGGAACGCGATGTTGTCTGTTAAAGCTAAGTTTCTTGTAACTTCAGCAGTTGCCGGTAGATAAATTTGTGTATTGTTTACACTATCTCTTGTAAGAACCCAAGGATAATACGTACAAGTATAGTTAGAATCTATTCCTGTATTATCTAAGTTATCAACAGCTTCTTGAGGATAAATCAAGTCGGTAGGATTACCAGGGGCTGATGCGAACAAGTTATAGTCAGGGGTTGTAGTGATGTATAGAGAATCCGCTCTATCATTCTCAATCATATCGATTGCACTTTCCACCAAGTCAGAGTTGTTGATATAATCAATACCAGGTGTTACAAACACGTTGATATTAACAGCCTCAGGATTAGCGAAAGTTCTAATACCGAGTAAATAAGCGTAATAATCACTATTACCCCAATCTTGAGTATTATCACCAACGGTAATTTGTTTGAACGCTCCCCAACCTGTAGCGGTAGGATATTTGATAGAAGGACAAGCTCCATGTAGATAACCATTTCTACCTAAAACGAATCTGTCAGCGTTTGTTCTATACTCACGATAGATATCCCATCCGTCAAAACCTCCTTGACATAACAACGAGAATTTACGTGCGTATAATCTATAGTAAGGGTTCGATTCGTTTTCAGGGTCAGATGTAAAAGGTGCGTCACCACAATAAAACGCCGGAGTACCACTTGTTGTGTATATATCATTTATTGTGATAGAACTTGCGTTCACATCCATATGGAAACCTCTTGTCTTATAGTACCATTCGTCACCTGATGTATCAGTACATATATCTAATGGAAGTTGTTTTCCTTTATATCCGTAAAAATCGATATCATAACCAATTGTATCAGAAATACCTAAATAAGTTCTTCTAACATTGTCACCAGCACTTCTGATAGCATCATCAGCACCAGAAGCTAAACCAAATGGTGGATTGTAAACAACTTCACCTGGATAGTCATACTTAGTTTTATATATTGGGAATGGAGGTCTAACACCTGCGTATTCTCTATATGAATAACCTTCGAAACCACAAGGTAATGCGTCAACAGGTGCGTCTAAATTAACCTCAACCATAATATATTTTGAGTTTAATTGATATTCACCATCAACCGTACCTATCTTTTTAGCTATATAACTATTTTCGTTAGGATTCATTGTACAATTTGTGAATTTTTCGATTACCGTAGGTGCGGAATCATTATCAAAGAAATCTCTCACAATAACATCGAAAGTTCCATTGTTAAATGATATATTCGCGATTGAAATTTTAACTTCAGTGTTAGCGGCGTCACCATCAGCAATTGTTGTGAATTTAAATAATTCATAAACTTTATTACCTCTAAGTTCAGAAACAACCCAAGGAGAACTTGGAGATTGGTATTGTTCAAGATACCAAGCGATTGATGTAGGGTCAACACCTTGACGAGCGTTTGGTAAAGCTGTCAAATCACAACTTAAACCTCTAACATAACCTTTTCTATAACCATAAGTTAATAAAGATTGGAATCTTTCTTCCACAAAAACAGGAACACTAGTTCTTGGTTTAGAAAAGTTAGTCGTTCCAAATACCTTACTAATATACTTAGGGTCAGAATTTGTGAATGAAGTTTCGAAGAAATAAGAATTACCATCTTTGTCAGTAATATTTAAACCGAACTCTGCAAAAGGATTTTTAGTAACCGCTGAATAAGAACCAGTACAATCCATACTAACGTTAGTTAAACCTGATACTTGATAAACAGCTCCAGTGTCAGAACCATAAGTTGCAATACCTCTTGAACGAAGAGTTGCTATCACTAAATCATCATAGTTAAGATATGGTGTACCTGAATAAACATATATTTTACCATTACAAGTTCCACTATATGTTATCAAAGTAGTACCATTGTTTGAAGAACCTGATTGTGAAAAGTTACAAGGATTACAAGGGTCATCAATAATTACATTTACAGTCCAGGTAGTAGCCACGGTTGAATCGTCTGAAACTAAATCATAAGTTAAAGTTCCGGCAGTGAAGTTTTGTACCGTACCTCCTGAACTCTGAGGAGCACTAGCAACACTAACATCTGAAGTACAAGCTGTGAAGGTTACCGTTAACGCTGATAAATCATTTGTTGTTGCCGCTGAAGTAACACAAACGTTAATTGTGTTAGTATTATAATTTATTACACCTTGTGTTAAAGGTATAGTACCACCACTTACTGCGAAATTATAAAAAGTTGCACAATTAGATGAAGTTGATGTAGTTGTAAAACCACTTATTGTATTATAAAATGAATACCCACTATAAGTACCATTCATATTGTTATCAAACAATGCGTAATACCAAGGGTCATTATTTGGGTCAGTGTAATCGGCCACACTTGAATCAACAGAATCCAAATTGAAAACGTTTGTCGAAGCGGTATAACCTGTTAAAGAAGAATAATCAGTACCATCAACCACACCAAAAAAATCTACAGAATCACCTTCAACCACATTACCAAGAATCACTTGATAAATTTGATTCTTCAAATCGGAATTCAAAGAAGAAATACTACCATTAAATTGTTCATATGGAAGAGATAGTTTACTTTGAATCATCGAAGGGAAGGTTGTTGTAAAACTAACCCCAGTGATAGATTGATTATTACCTGTAAAATCTACGTGATATTCGTATGTTTCATATTCAACACAAGTAGTTACACAATCAACGGTTGTTGAACTAATACAATTAAAACCAACCGTATCAACATCCACATTCGCGATTGTTGTTATAGACCAAGAGGGT